GATTACGAATTAAGGAAAGGTACCACGTTCTCTCACACATATGAAAAAGCGAGGAATCACGTGATTCATACGGAATGGATCAGGGTCGGGGCAAAGGTGAGTCATATCGACTTAGCCAACCTCCAATTAACTGGACCACCACCGAGTATTTCCTCTATTCCCAATTTGTGGTTTATGTACGCAAATGCGAACGCATTCACAGGCATTATCCCTCCGTTGTCGAGTGACGGGATAAGATATGTGATTCTATACTACAACCTATTATGCGGGGATATACCGTCTCCAACCAATGCACCGAATTTACAACAAATAAGAGTATTCAACAATCGCCTCACTGGATACGAGGGCGGGGTGTTTGGGATATATTGCACCATATTCGAAGCCCACAACAACCTCCTACCCCAGTCCGCAGTCGATCAAATCATCCAAGACTTTCACACGAACTTGTCCAACCGCCCCAAAACAGGAACGCTGAACGTAGGAGGCACAGGCAACGCCGCCCCATCACCGGCAGCAAAGGCACTCGCGCAAGATATCCGCGATCACGGCTGGACTGTGACGCATAATGAGTAGGAGGTAAAATGCTAATCACCGGCACAAAAACAGACCTAGACGCCATCCTAAAAGCGCAGGACAAATCCGCAAACCTGCCCCTGCCGCCGTCAAAATACATCGATAAAAAGCGCGTCAATATCTGCCCTAGGTGTGAGTGTCCCATCATGCCCCCATGGCTCTGTGCCGAGTGCGGATGGGTACCAGGGGATGAGGCACGGCGCGCGTGCATCACGTCACTGTGTGAGGCTGTGATGATTGACGGTGTGATGGTGGCGCAGGTGTCAGAGCGGGCAGAATGCGGCGCTGGCGTGTGCGCGTGGGCTCCTCCTGTCGCAGCGAGGGAGGATGATCTGGGTGAGATTGAGCTTGGTCCTGAACCCCCGAGGAAGCCATGAAGTACATCCTGTCCGCCTATGCCTGGGCCGTTTCGAATCCAGAGATCGTGGTGCCTGTGCTCATTTACCTCGCGTACAACATAATCCCGCGCACGCCCCCGACTGACCGAAGGTTGTTCGCGCTGTGGGCCATTGCTGAGCGGTTGATGGTCAGCCAGTGGGATCGTTGGGGTGGGGCCAAGCTGCTCGGCGTCGTGTCACCGGATCCGGCGAAGTGGGGAGAAGAGGCGGTCACGCGCAAGGAAGGAAAGAAACGCCATGGAGAAGGGGAGGAAACAAAGCAATGATCGTCTTTACCCAAGGTGGGGTTGCTTCCAACCCAGGAGAGGCCCAGCAGGGTGTCAAAGGTGTGCTTGTTTCACTTTCCAATCATGACAACACTGGAGTCACGAAGTGGCTTTGGGAGTTGGTGTCAGTTCCTATTGGAAGTGCCCTGGAGCCAGGCGTTCTGGGGGTAGGAGCAACCAGCTCATTCACACCAGATGTTGCGTACGGGTATGGAGTGAGGCTGACCACGCTGGTGGCTGGGTCCGTGGTAGTGGATGAACGAGTCTTTGGTGTGCCCGATGAAGACGGGTATATCATCCCTGCGTTCGCCATGAGCCACAAGGCCCACAACTTTGGTGGGCAAGAACGTGGATGGGCTGGAGACGATGGAACCAATGCTCCTTTGATTGACCATATTCTCAAGGACGTTGGGGGCAGGGTCCACGAGCTGGAAAGAGCGGTTGCGGTCCCTGAAGCAAACACGGTGTTCGTGTCCAAGGGGGGAAATAATGGCACGGGAATGAGGGGTGAACGAACCAAGCCTTTCCTTACCATTGCTGCGGCGCTGGCGGTTGCCCAAGACGGGGATTTGGTGATGATTGGGCCTGGCACCTTCACTGAGGCGGGGCTGACCATTCCTGACGTGGCAAACCTCTACATTGTTGGCTCGGGAATGGGGGTGACCACGATCACACTTTCGTCTGGCAGAATCTCTCGCACGTCCAGCTCGGCACTGAACCAATTGTTGTTTGCCAATTTTAGTTACGACGAGAATAATGGAACTGACATAAGGATCAAAGGTACGGACGCTGGGGGGTATTGCAGCAGTGGGATCGGGCTGACATTTTATAATATTGAGATTCTCACGGATGACAACACAGAGTCTAACTGCATGACGGTGGATGAAGCGCGTATCGTTAGGCTGATTGGAGTCAAGACGGTAGCAAACTCGGGGAGAATTGAAATTGGATGCACGTCCGCTGCGGGGAAAGTGGAATTCAGAGATTGTGTGAGAACCGGAAATTTTGAATCCTGGGATATGTGCTTCTTCTATGGGAAGTCTGGAGCTAGGGTAGCCGTTACAGTGTCGGGGTGTAAGTTTTACACTTGTAATAACGCACTTTCGCTAGGCCCTTACGTTGATTTGGTGGTTGACAGTGGCTGCGACTTCTTTTCGTGTAAAGAAGTAATTTATGCGGAAGATGTAGATGGCTGCATGCTACAAGTGTCTGGCCTTTTTGCGGATTCAGATGTGCTTTTGGCCCCTGGATATGGAAATACTTTAGTAGCAAGATTTAGGGGGGTTCGTGAGCTAGATACCCTAACCTGTGACTGCTCTGAAGGATCTACCAGCACTGTCTATGTCAGCAACTCGTTTATCGAAACACTGTCGGCGACGATCAATGGAGACGGCGTTTTGAATATGACCACCTGCAACTCATGCTTTGACACGGCTGACCTTACTTACTCAGGATATTCAAGCTCTAGCCAGATCAAATTTTTCAATTGCGTCATTTACAGTGGTCAAGTGGATTGCATCCCTGACCCTGGGGTGACGATGCGAGGGGGCTACACCCACACAGATAGCTTCACGTTTCTCAATGGGGGGCAGCTTAGGATTTACACTAACGACGGCAGGGACAGTACACTCTACCCATTGGTGGCAGAATAATGAACAACGAGCACAACGTCTTTGACGAGCCGGATACAGACCCCACGATACGAAAGTCTCCGAACGGGCACGACGAAGGGAGACCGTGCGCTGTCCATGCGGCTGAACTTGTGATTCTTCGCGATGAAGCTCGAAGTAATCACAAGGAGCTGATGGAGGTGAAAGAAAACCTGCACTTGCACTCCAAGGTGCTGGAGGAAGTGCGGGATCTCACCAAGAATTTGTCCAGGGCGTTCAGTGACGAGATGGAAAGGTGGCGTGAACGAGACGCTGAAATAGAAAAAGCGGTTCTGGAATTGATCGCAGTCATTGGTGAGCCTCCTGACCCCACGACGGGAAAACCAGGAACAGGCATGCGTGGGCAGTGGGTGAAGGCAATCAATGAGGTGATCAAAAGTGAGGCTCGCCGGGAGTTTCCATCGATCACGGACGACGAGAGCGAGGTGACGGGGATCATGGATCGCAGCACTCTGGTGGTGGCAAAGAGGAAGGCCGAGAAAGATCGACAGGTGATGCGGACAAGGGCAATCATTGGTGGTATCCTGGCTATCATCGGTGCCCTCACAACAACGGCAACGGTTTTGATTCCCCTTTTGAAGTGACCATGGGTTTATGACAGGAAGGAGCAGCCAAACCAATGCCGTTGTCATTCTTCACTAACTCGGGCAACTCCTACGGGAGCGCAATCCCGTTTCAAAGGATTGTTGAGCCTGCACAGCTTGGGTTCTTCTTGAACCTTGAGCAAGCAGAGCTTCTGCGGATCCAACGATACAACGAGCATTGGCGCTTCTACTTCGGCCGGCATTGGCTGTTCAAGCGAGAGGATGGTGAGCCTCTCGTTACGATGAACTACTTTCGCAAGTTCATCGATAAGATAGTTTACTTCCTTGTGGGCAAGGGGTTCAGTATCACGACTCCTGATGCCTTGGAGGAAATCACAAAGCCATTTTTGGACGAAGTGTGGGGCTACAATTCGCGAGAAAGGTTCGCTTTCGAGGGGGTCACAATGGGATCTGTAACTGGCGACATGTTCGCCATGATTACGTACGAAGATCCCAGCCCGATGCAGAGGCGACTAAACCCGTTCTCTCAGGGCCGTATTCGCATCAACCTGTTGGGGTCGGAGCAAGTCTACCCTACGTGGGATCCTCTCAACCAGGACACGCTCATAGCAGTACGGATTGAGACGATCTATTATGCTGAGCGCGGGACCAGGCAGCTCGACCGAGAAGATCGTGTGAACCATGAGGGGAGGCAGCTTTACACAAAGCGATTCACGCAGATCATCACCCCTGATTCCATCGTCGAGCAGTTCCATGGGGACCAGCCTATTGTTCGGCCCAACGTGTTGGGAGAGATCCCGCTCGTTCATATCAAAAACCTCCCCCTACCCAAGGAATACTATGGCCTTGCAGATGGCCAAGACTTGGTTGACCTTCAAAGGGAGCTGAACGAGAAGGCCACTGACGTTAGTGATACGATCAACTACCACGCCAGCCCTGTGCTACTTTTGTACGGTGTGAAGGCCAAGCAGTTGGAGCGTGGCCCCAAGCAGGTATGGTCTGGTCTTCCAACGGACAGCAGGGTGGATACTCTCAAGCTGGAGGGGGATCTTACGGCTGCCAATGGGTACATCGACCGGGTGAAAAAAACGATGCATGACATTGGGGATGTTCCTGAGGGGTCACTTGGGCAGATGCAGCCTATCTCCAACACGTCTGGTGTCGCTCTGCACTTTCAGAACCTACCTTTGATCGAGCGCCGGACTCGAAAGCTGGCCATGTATAAGCCTGGGTTCGAGCAGATCAACTACTTCATTCTTCGGATTGGGATGATCAAGGGGCTGATCAACCTGCCCTTTGACATCTGCAAGTCCTGTGGGGGTCGAATCGTCCAGACCGACCGGGGGAAGAGGGCCCGCGTGTGGGATCCCGAGCTTGAGGTGTTTGTTGAGCAGCCGGTGTTGGAAAAGAGGTGCTATCATATCGACAGGCAGACTTTGGACTTCCTTGATCCTTTCGACATGCGGCTGAAGGTGTGGCGCAAGTATGGGTTTGGCAAAGAACTGCGTGACCTGCCTTATAGCCAGATCATGCGCGAGATTCAGGCTGGAGGAGATGGGACTTCCTTCTGGGATTACACGGCCGTTCAGAAGCGTTTGTTAGAGGAGTGGGAGCGAAAGCACGTCAAGCAGGGGCAGGAGCAGGAGAAGGCTCCACCCGAGCCGCCACCAAACCTTCATGTAGAAGAAGTCCCCATGGACCAGATTGAGGTGCCCGAGGAGCCTGAACACGTGCATGTTACGCAGCACCTTGTCCATCCATCAACGGGAGAGGTTCTTGGGAGCCAAACAACCCCCATGTTCCTTATCCCCACTGGGTGCAAGAAGCCTGTATATCTCAACCCCTTCGATAACGAAGTGGATTTCTTGGATGTTATCCCCAAGGACCAGGCACTTCAGGCGCAGCTTTTTGAGATGTACCAGCGAAACGAGTGGGTGGACGCTGAATGGTGCCAAGACCATATCTCAGAGATCGCTGTTGATGCTACTGCCATTCGGAAGCGGTTGAAGTCCAATAAGTCTGCTACGGCTAACCCCGCCAAACCGGCTCCGCCTATGGAGGCGGAAGGAGCCAACCAACGTGTTTATCAAGAGTTGGCTCCACCCCCACAGCCTGCGTCGGCTGTGCCTGGGAACAAGGGAAACCCTGTACCGGCTGATCAGCAGTTAGAGGAGTAGGATCCAGTGAACATTCCCAACGGCTTTCGTCCTTCTGGTGCTGCACGGGCAACCTTCTACGACGAGGAGGGCCGCCTGCGTGAGTTCAATATCTCGCGCGGCATGGACGAGGGCGGGGTATCCTCGACGAACAGTATGTTTGCCACAGAGGCGGAAGACTTTGGCAGCATAGCTCCGTTTCTTCACCGCGCGAAGGTGAAGGATGCCAAGCGTCGGAATTACGTCATTCAGCCTGGTGGGGCAGCGATCTACTTTGACGACGAGAGGGCGCCCGAGCTTCCAAGCAGGCAGGAGTTCCCCCATCCTAAGACATCCTTTGGGCATGACTCGTTGGACTCCACAGCAATGGCTCAAGGTGGGGTATCGTTCACGGTCGGGATACCAGGAGCGCGATCATGAGCAAGAAGAAGAAGTCGAAGAAGTCAAAGAAACCGGCCTCCCATGGGATGCAGTTGGGCCAGGCAGGCTACGGCCTGACGCACGGGTACAGTGATAAGGACGTGGCGAATCGGGACGTGCGCCATGAGACAAAGGGCTCATAAAAGTGCTTGCTAAAAAGATGTTTTCCGTGTTTCACACATTTTGTAGCAACTGGCACTATCCTATGGTACTGTACAGATGATGCGCCGATACCCCAGGGCTTCCATATCCCATGAGTTTCGGTCCTCTACAGAGAAGGACCGGTTTTCTGGTGGGTATGATCTCAGAGGCATTGGAGCTGAGGCGCTTCATTCACCACCTACTATGCAACTGCGTGGCTTCAGACAAGAGGCAGTGCTCGCTTCTCACGATGGGATCAAGTTGAAGGGATCGGATTGCTTTTGGGAGGGGCCTGGCTTCAGGTATCGGGCTCGACACGACGGGGTGTAGTATGGGCAAGATGAATAAACGAACCACAGGCGCCTCCTACGTAAGCGGTCCTGACTCCAGCGGGATCGCTAACGTAGGAGACGCGCCCCTTTTGGGCGAGCGAGGTCACGGGATGAATGGCATCATTGGCAGGGAAAGAGCAAAGTCTTACAAGGTATCCAGCTACGCTGACGGTGACAATGGTGGGAGTGCTGGTGGGTATGGTGCCAGCCACGGTGTCCTGGCGTCTTCGATGCATGGCATCACCCCTGGTGGGGTTGGGCTTCGTGAGGGAGGAGTTCGAGCAGGGGGCGTGTCTTGCCACGAGACGCTTCCGTTCCAACCTCAGTTGAAGAAAAAGGGCTATGACGAGCACGGCATTGCATCCTATCAGCCCGTTCACGGGGTAGATGGAATCGAGGGTATGCCTTCTGGTGAGCCCACAGAGGAATCTTCTCCCGAGCCTGAGTCTTCGGAGAGCAACGGCTTTGCTTGCCCCCATGGTTGCGGGGCGAAGATGAAAAGTGCCCACGGGTTGGCTCGGCACATTGCATCCAAGCACGGTGGATTCGCGGGTCTTGGACATGCTCTGACCCACGGGTCCTCGTTCAAGGAAGGTGAGGAGCTTCGCGGTGAGACGGAAGACCCTATCCTCATGAAGGGCATCTCCGAGGAATATGCTCGGGCGGCGCGTGAAGCGTCAAAAAATCAGTCATCCTATGTTACCGGAGATTCTGGTAACGCATACAGCAGCACGAAGAGGTGAAGTTATGGGCGTGAACATTGGAAGTTCGACCAACAAATTCGAGGGCAGCCCTGCAAACGGTGAGTATCAGGGCTATGGTGTGGGCAACACGGACGAGGCGTATCGTGAGGCCACCCGCAAGGGCATGTACCCCAGTGACAACACGGGACCCAACCGCAGCCAGGGCGAGTCGGCTGGGGCAGGCAGTATTTATTCGGCCATGCTCAACGAGCGTCCTAACCTGTCCAATCCTCGGAATCGTGGACCAGAGCGTGCCCCCAGCCGCTCCGGGGCCAAGGCGATCCCCGTGGTGACTGTGGAAAGCCGTGCTACGGGTCGGCTCGGGTAAGCTAGGAATAGAGATTGATCAACGGAGGCAGTGATGACAACCAAATCGACAGAGGAAACCAAAAGCGCCACTGGTAGCCCTGACGAGGGCCTTCCCCCGGCCGTGTCAGTGACAAAGGTTACTGACACGAAGGCTCGTGAGGATGCATCTCGGATGCAGGCCGAGCTGGAGCGGGAGCGACAGGAACGGGCGGCCTTGGAGGTTCGTTTGGCGAGGATCGAGAAGGAGAGGGAGGAGGCCGAGCTGAAGGCGATGCAGCCCGATGAGCGGGTCCATCGACAGATCAGTGACTTGAGCGCACAGGTTCAGAAGTCCCAGGAGCAGATGCGACAGCAGCAACTCTTTTTTGAAGGGCAGCTTCGAGCCATGAACCTGGTGGCGTATCGGGAAAGAGCCCTTCGGGACTTGGGTGATATCCCGGAGAGCTTCACCTCTTTTGTGCAAGGGGCAGACGAAAAATCCATCGACCTAGCGGTAGATCAGGTGCGTCGGGCATGGAAAGATGTTCAGGAACGACTTGTGCAGCGCACAGTTCCTGCTCCTGTAGAAAGTCAAGAGGTGGATATGCAGGTTCCCCAGGGGTATGCGGCGCCCCCTCCGAATCCTGCGTACCCCATGCCTCCGCAAATGCCCCAGGCAGTTCCCCAGGGTGGGCTTCCTACTGCGACTAACCCTGTTCCGGTTAGCGAGGCAGGACCAGCAGCGGGAGGATTTCCTCAAGACCTTCGGCACCTCACTTCGGAGGAGGCCGTCAGGTCTGGGCGCTACAGCGGGGAAATGAGGGAGCAACTCCATCGAATGATTCAACAGATGCCTACGGGATTCACTCCTCCTAATTCGGGGAACATCCCCAGGCACCTGGCCGCACAAGTGCAACCACCCGTGCAGTATGTTCCGCAGCCCGGAGGGGCAATGCAGCCCATCGGAAATCCAACTGGACCGGCGAAAGTCCAGGGGGGTGTGCGGACGCAGGCACAAGAGGCAATCGCGCGGACGTGGGTGGGGCAGAATCCGACCATCGGGCAGAACGTTGGTGCAGCATCGGCTTTGGCCGACGCACAAGCGTATGCTAATGCTCGGGGCATCACCCCGGAGGCAGCGTTCCAGCAGAGATTCGCGAATAGCCCACCTTTGACCAACGGCTCAGGTGGGTCCAACAATTGAGGTTCAGCAAGGAGTCTGTTCAATGTCCAGTGTTCTCAACACCGCAGTCCAGTCAGGTGTGGGGTTTTCACAGCAAGTCGAAGCCATACGAGACGTGTTCTCGGCAGAGATATGGTTTGCTGCTCTCCCTATCTTGAAGTTCGACCAGTTCAGCACGAAGAAAACGGAGCTGGGTGTACAACCAGGTCGAACAATCCAATTGCCCCGTTATGGTAACATCAAGCGTGGCGGGCGTCTTACGGAAGGCGTGAGACTTCAAACTCGTGCAATGAGCATGAGCCTTCAGAGCGTGACCGTTTTTGAAAACGGTAACGCCATTGGGTTCTCGGAATATTTGCTCCAAACGTCATTCTATGACCAACTCGCTGCTGCGTCGCTGCTACTTGGGCGGGACATGGCGGTTGTTCTGGACCTTCAGCTTCGTGACTCCGTACTACTCGGAACGAACACGGTCTTCGGCGGTGGCAAGGCTGCTCGCACTCAGCTCGTCGCGGCCGATGTTTTTGACACGCAGGTTGTCAAAGACGCGGTTGAAACTCTGGAAACGAGCAACGCTCCCAAGTGGGCTGGCGACCACTACATCTGTTTCTGCCACCCCCACCAGGGGCGTGGGCTCCGTGATGACAATGACTGGATCAATGCCTCGCTGTATGCGGGTGCAACTCAGATATACACGGGAGAGATTGGTCGGTATGAAGACGTGCGCTTCATCACCACCACCGTCATGCCGAACGGGGCGAACAGCGCCCTGGATCCAGACACGGGTGATTACGTGGACATTGGCTACACTCCGGCGCTAGCAAAGGGCGCTTCTGGCAACCTAGTCACGGTCTATCAAGCGGTCATGTTTGGTGAGTACGCCTTTGGTCACGCCACCGCCATGCCCGTTGAGCTTCGTGACAACGGGGTCGAAGACTTCGGTCGTGAGCACGGTCTTGCCTGGTACTCGATCTGGGGCCAGAACATTTTGGAAGATTCAAACATCGTCGTCATCGAGACGGCGTGAGCCGTTTGAGAGGGAAAGAACATGGCAAGTCATTCCGTTACTGGTACTCCGGTTCCCGTTGGCCTCAACCACGGCAATCAATTCTTTGTTCGGTGTGTGACCACTAAAGATCTCGCCAACGGTGAAGTCTTGAGCGTCACTACTCCGGCGGGTGTCCCCGCGAATGCTATCCCGTACGCGATGCTCTGTTACTCGTTAGCGGCTGGTGTGTACACGCGGGATGCGGATATTGGCGTTATCACTGACTACACAGTGGCCACTCGTGTGGTTCGCATCACGGCGAGCGGTAATGTGGCTTCCGGAAGCATTGTGATTCTCGCCTTCGTAGGTGACTGATGGACGAGGTGAAGGAGATGGAAGACAAAGAACAGCCCAGGGTGGCAGTGGCGATTCCGGTGCCCGAGGTAAAGGGCTCAGGTGTGAAAACATCGTTTCAATCCTTGGACGCAGAAAAGGCGTTCTACAGCCCTCCCCCTGAAAGTGAGCCGCCGGTTTCGGCCGAGATGTCCTCACCGCAAGTGAAGGTGGCTACTGAAGTAGAAGACCCAAATCAAATTGTGTCAATCGTGCCTCGAAAGACCGTTGCCCGAACCAGAATCGGCCCCAAGTGGTACACCTTCCAAGAAGGGAAGAAGGCGCTGGTTCCTCGGCATGTGGCTGCCCTGCTCGCTGAGCGCGGGGTGGTGTGATGCCTTCACTGTTGCAAGAAGCTCGCTCTCGGATCCGAGACACTCGACGAAGTAATCGGGCTTTCGGCCTCGCTGTTATGCCGAGTTCCGGGGCGACTTCTGCGACGGCAGAGTTGACTAATGGGCATCTTATGATTGAAGTGTCGGGCGGGGATACCCCGTCCATTGACTTTGATCTTTCAAATGAACGCTTCAGCACCATTGGGCGACTGTTTGAGGTACTGTCCCGCATTGAAGGTTACTCGGTGCAGTTGGACGAGGACGCCAACCCAGAGCACTTGTCCATAGACTTGGAGCCCTTTGGGCCACTGTCTATCTTGAATGTGGGCATAGACCTTCGTCATCACCTTTTTTCAGACTTTGAGCTGGAGGATATCCTGCTCGATTCTGTACGTAGGCATAACCCTTCTTTCACACCATCTTCTCTACCTGACCAAGAGCGCCCCTTCGTCCTTCAGTTGGTTCAGGCCAACATCGCTCGGATCCAGGCGTATGATGTATCCAAGCGAAGGGGGCTGGACGCTGACGTTTCGGCGTTGATCTCGCTGGCTGAGTCGTTCGAGCGAGCATACACGGAAGACACACGCAGGCTGAAGCGGGCTCTTACCTCTCCCAAGGAAGCAAACCCGAATCTTATGGGTGAGGGGGACGTGGTGCTGGGCAGGGTCTTTCGACGGTCTTCTCGCACGGGGATGAACAGCCCTTTGGGCCAGAACCTTCCACCGGATGCAGCAGTTCTCCTTGAGCCTTGCGACCAGGACATTGAGGATGACAACGTGCGGGTGAATTGGCAGCGCAATCGGGACGTGGACTTCTACAGTTATGAGTTGTGGATGGATTCCCGCCCAGAGGTGCTTCGTATCCGAGAGGGGCTCATATTCACGTCCACTCCTTTTTCGTTCTTGAGCAATGACACAAGTCTACGGATGGGAAGCGAGCGGGTGTCGTCTGCAAAGCTGGTCTTCCGCTCCTTTGGAGCGAACTCGAACTTTGACACCACGGCTTTCGCCACCTTTGTGGAGGAATTTGGACAGCTCATTCGCTCCTTCATCGTCGGGAAGCTGGAGCCAGAGACGTGTTACTACTTTCGCCTCTACATCGTGGACTTGAATTACGAGACTGTGGGATCAAACATCGTGATGATCCGCACCAAAGCTTTGCGTTGCAGGTTTGCTAAGAACTATGTTGATAAGACCATGCCTGCCATTGGCGAGACGGTGACCGTGACGTTTGACCCCACAAGGGGGCCGTTCACGGCCGACCATCAGCTCAAGATGGGAGAGAAAGTGCTCACCACCACCATCGTCACCCCATACCAGGTGACTTTTGTGGTGCCTCCGTTCGTGAATACAGATATCCATAGGGATCTCACAGTGATCAGCCCCAGTGGGTTGATTGACAACAAGCGAAACGCTTTAGGGCTGACTGTATGATCACAATGCGCCTCGGTGACGATGCTCTGGCCTTCCTAAAGAACATTGGGAAGGTTGAGTCGCGTATGACAGGGGCGGAGATTACGCTTCCTACTGACGTGGCCCAGGAGTTTGTTCGTCGGGTGCGAGAAGGTATTGAGCAGCAGACCCGTGGATTTGCTCCTCTGTCACCCAAGTATGCTGCAAGAAAGAAGGGGGACCCTCGAATCCTGGTCAGTACTGGGGCATACCTCAGAAGCATTCGTGCAACTGCTCGGGGGAAGGGGCAGGCAGTGGTAGAGGCTGGCAGTGTTGGGGCGTTTCATGAGAGGGGGACATCAAGGATGCCTCCTCGACCACACTGGGCTCCAGCTCTCATGGAAATGCAAGTGTCCCCGAAGGTTCAGAAGCTCATTCGGGAGGTGTTCCGTGATCTTCTGGGCGGTTGACCTTGCTGTGTACCGGCGGCTGACAGGGGCTCCCCTTGACCAGCAGGGGCGTCCCCTACTGGATTCTAACGGGGTGCCGACCAACCGGCATAGAGTTCTTCCTCCCGATCACGGAGGGGGCACTGGGCCTTCGTATGGGGTGAGAGTACCTGTTATGAGGCATCCCCACGAGCCTTCGCGGGGGCTTACATCCTTTGACCAGACAGTCAGGGGCTCCTATGAGCAGTTCTCGAAGGCGTTGCGAAACGTGCCTATCTTTGACGAAAATGTTTCTGGGCGAAAGTGGGTGGACACTTGGCCTTGTGTCACGTTTCGTTGGAACGGGCAGCAGCCTGATCCGTCAGTGTACACGTACTTTGACACCATTATCGCTGAAGACATGGCCTCCACCCCCATTCAGCTTGTGAATGCTGACGGGGACGTGATTCAGTCTGGATACGAGGCAAGGTACGAGAGGCCCAACCCAGAGTCATACAAGGTGCAGTATGTGATCACGGCGCAGGCGAAATCCCAGGCTGAGCTTGGTTTCATCTGCGCCCAGATCGTTTACCTCTTTCCTCAGAGGGGCGCGCTGCAAGTGGAGTGGGCAAGCGGAGAGATTCACACTTGTGACATGCTCTACTTGACTTCTATGGCTTTGGATGCGTTTGGGGATGACATTACGCCAGGGGTGGGGGCGGACGAGCAGAGGGGATTCAAGCGAGCTTTCGTCTATGAAGTTGAGGGATACCTCGACAACACAACCAATGACTATGGCACCAATGACCTGCTTTATAATAGCACCCTTATCTACGAACGGATCCTTGAGCTGGGGGACATTCAGGAGCGCATGATGCGCGCCTGTGAGCTGAATCCTCTTGAGTTGGAGCCTTTGGGGTAGTGGAGGCGGGTAAAATTTGGTAGAGTACGGTAAAAGGAGCTGCAATGACAAACTTCCAGAGCCCAGCCACTAAAACGTCGATTGTCCGTAAGGGGGCCATTGCACGCCCTGGACTTGCGACAGCAATTGGTGGCTTTCAGTGCGTTACAGAAAAAGGGCCTACAGTCCCGACGAAAGTTGTCAGCCCTGACGACTACAGGGAGCTGTTTGGCGACAGACTTACGGCATACCCACAAGGGTACGATGCCATGCTTGGATTCTTCGCCAATGAAGGATCTGTTTGCTACATCAATCGAGTGACTGGGGCGTCGGCAGTCGCGGCAAGCCGTGACCTAAACACCGTGGGGCCTGCTGGACGCGGAAGCGTTACCTCTGCGGTTGGGCCGTTCACCTTGGCCGACGGGGATACTATCGTGGTGGACACCGAGTTTGGCAACGACGGGACTATCACGGTGAGCGCGGATCCGGCTACCTTGACTTTCACGGGTTCGTGGGAGGCTGGCGGTGCTGGTGAAACAGCCACGTTTGTTATCCCTGGTGTGCCAGGGGAGCAGGTTGTCGATCTGTCATCGGCGACTAGCCAG